TGTTATGACTTGCACTACTCCGGGAGAATCATCTTTCGGAATAGCCATTTCTACGCTTATCCACGGGGATTGCTTTGCCTGCCATTCGGCACCAGCCTTGAAACCTCTCGTCAGCCCATTGTCATAATCGACCACATTTTTTACCTTAAAAGGCAGTTTATCTAAATTATTGGATTCATAATTTGCAAAGTTCATTGCCGCTTTTTCTACTGTCTGTTTCATTCTTTTACCCCTTTATCAAATTCCGGATAATATCTGCTCGTACTCTTCGAGTTTTTTCAAAGCATAATCCCTCCTATAGGTTATTATATCGCGTGTCGTATAGTCCGTATAAAATCGGTCTATAATACTCTTGACGTAAACCCTTTCTGGCTCTTCGCAATGATTCAGTAAAATCACATAATTCGTGTTTCGTGGGTGGAAACATAAAAATCTATAATAATTCACCTTACCGTTCAAGCATTCAATCAGTTCTTCATCTGTCTTTAGATTTTCAATGTCTTCTATATTTCTTATTGGTCTCATAATTCAATATTTTTTATTGTTTTTTCTATTCCGCTCGCTCTGTACCTCTGCCATACACATCTTGCACCATGACGCTTTCAGATGGTATTCCTTACCGTTACGACGGGCTATTCTATCGAAGAACCGGGATAATGGAAGTGCTCTACCGCAACGGGTGCACAGTTTACGCTCCACTCCGTCAACCACCACCCGGTTACGGGGTTTCCTCCTCACGATTTCACATGGTCCGCATTCGGACGCACCGTACCTCCTGCAATAGGCAAGTGAGTGCTTGCCGCACTTGGCGAAGGAGGTGCAATCCGAACGGGGAACTATCTGGTGAATGTTCATACTATTTGCCTTTTTCTATAGATTCTATTGCTTGGAATATCTCATACATTACTTGTGGAACAATCGCATTGCCATATGCCTTTATCGATTCCTGCCGCCACTTTGAAAAGGCAATACCGTCCAATCTGGTGGAAATCCCATCATCTCGGCTACAAACAGGGGATTGAGTTGGGAAGTTTTTCCACCGTTCTGCGAATGATGCTCTCCTAACATTACCGGGAGGTTGCACAGAGCATCCGTCCTCATTTTCCCGTTTTTCCTTTTCAATGCTTGTGGGGAAACGGAGGGTTGATAATCCCTCGCTGCTGGAGTAGGCAACATTCCGTTTATTGCCATTGCTGTCAAAGCTGTGCCCATTTGGCTGTTCGGATTGTACTTCTTCGTATATTTGTCCGCTTCCCTGGCATTGGGAGTCGGAAGCAGCCGAACCATTCTCGCAAGTCCTACGCTTCCGTTCTGTCCATTCTGATTGATTTTCCTCGGAGTACCGTTTCTGGTCGTAACAAATTGGTCGTTCTTTCCAATTATCGCTCCGGTTGTTGCATCGCTCGCCATCGGTGTCGGGAGCAGTCCTACCGGATAGAATGTTGTTTTCCCATTCTCGTTGCATACCTTCAGACCCTGCGTCTGCACGGTGGGCAATAAAGAAGACGCGGTCTCTTCTGTGCGGCGCTCCGACGGCACAAGCCGGAATAACAACCGGTTGGACGGAATATCCTTCACGTTCAAGGTCGTTACACACTGTTTCGACGACATATTCCTGCCGATGCAATGTTCTTTTTCTGTTATCTTCTCCGAATAGAGTTTCTTCGCTTCCCAACGGAGTTTCACTGCCTGGCTGTACCATCGTGAGGATTCCAGCAACGTTTTCACCAACAACCCAATCGGGCTGTATCTCCCGTATCGCTCGTAGCATTTCCGGCCAGAGATAGCGGTCATCTTCCGCTCCCTTTCGCTGTCCGGCACAAGAGAAGGGCTGGCAGGGAAAACCTCCGGTGAGGACATTGATTTTTCCTCTCCATTCTCTGAAATCTGTTTTCGTGATGTCTTCATAACTTTTGCTGTTTGGAAACCAATAATCAAGTATCTTTCTCCCGAACGGGTTTATCTCGCAATGGAACACGTTTTTCCAGCCCATCATTTCAGCAGCTATTTCTGGACCACCAATGCCGCTGAACAGAGAGCCATGTGTTAGTTTACTATTCATCCTTCCGCTTCTTGTCGTTCATACTTCTGTTCCTGCTCTCCTTGGCAAGTTCGTCAATCATGCGCTGGTACTTCCTTGCCACCAACGGGCAGCGCAGGCGCAGTGCGTTGTCACACTGCCACTCCAATAATTCGATTTCCTTTTCAAGTTCCATGTCCATAAAATCATCTTTTCTTGAATTTGTCACATATCCTGCCGTATCTGCCGCATGCGCACACTCTATGGTTTTTAATTTTACAAAAACATGAGTTCCCTATAAAGTCAGAAGCGTATCTGCAATTCATACATTTAACATACATAGGAATAGCCTGAATCTTCTTAGCCATATTATTTTCGTAAACTTTCCCCTTTGAACTTAACCCGTGTAGTAATCGCAACTAACCTATCCATTGTACGCTCCCCGTACTTTTGGGAGATTTCATCAAGCGACAAGTTAGTTGTCAGCATAAGTAGTTTCCCTCGTTTCTCCGCTTCATCGACTATTTCGCAGAAGGCAAGCCTTTTTTCGCCGAATTTCACGCTCATATTTTCCGTACCGACGTCATCTATGTAGATGATATGTTTTGCCTTCACAGCGTCTATATCGGCATTCATTTGTTGCGCATCGTAGCAGGAAACTATCTTGTGGCAATAATGATTGAGAAGCAAGGGGATGATTTTCCAGCAGATAAGCGACTTTCCACGCCCGCAATTCCCGTGACAGAGAAGCCCACGACCGTTATTTCCCGAAAGC